CTAACTCCCCCCAATCAAAGCCCGCTCTTCCAGCCAGATCTCTTGAACAAACTGATCTGTAATCGCATAAATCCCGTGCCCGCGTCGCATGATGATGTTCTCGGCAACCAGCGCAATCACCACCGGTTGAATCTCTTGGACGCGCACCTCTCGCCCTACTGATTTTGAATACTCCGCTGCTGCATCAGTGGAAAAGATCCCGCGAGCGTCACCTTCCGTTGAGGCGATTTTGTTGAAGATGGCTTGGGCCAGGCTGCCCAGTTGTTCGACTTTTTCGAGCTCAATGCTCGCCGCTGCCGAGCGTAGTGTGCTGGCGATGACGGGCAGGAAAACATCGGGTTCGCCCTCTTGCTGCAATAGCTGGCGAAGGGCTTTGAGCATCTCTTCAGGTCTGTTTCCCAAGGTATCGAACGCATCGATGGCGACTTCGAGGGAAGGCAGCTTCTCCTTTTTCACTGTCATTGCGAGTCGGTTGAGCAGGAATTCAACGTAATCGCCTTTCAGCAACGGGTAGGCGGCTGACGTGGCGCCGGAGAAGGCGTGGTTGCGTTTGGCGGTCAATTCGCTGACCTGCGCCCTGTGGGAGCCGGTCCCGATGAACAGAAAATAGCCCGGTGTATGTGGGCGTGGGTTGATTGCGTCTCGAGCTGCTTTGAGCGCCAGCAATAACTGGTTGCCGTCATCGGAAGAAATGGCGTGATGCACTTCATCGATGATCAATACCAGATCTGTCTTCGCTTGATCCACGACTCCTGTGAGTGCTTGCGCCAGTGTCGGGCCGTGGGGGCTGCCAATGCTGTCGAGTTTGAAGCCGAACTTGAATCCTGCGGCGCCAATTTCGACATTGCTGACTCGTCTGAATGTTTCCAGTACCGAGGAGCCCGGCGTTTGCAGATCTTTCAGGGTTTTTTGGATGGCGTTGTGTAAGAGCGTGGCTGGCTTAGCGAGAGTATTGCTCCACAAGTCGACGTAAATTACCAAAGCACCGCGATCTTCCAGTGCCGGGACAAGATCGTTCCTCAGAAATGTGGTTTTGCCTGTACGGCGCGGGCTGGACAGGAATAGACCTGAGCGCAGACCTTCATCGAGTACGCTCGGACTCAAAAGCTGGTTTGCCATCTATTCAGCCAACTCAGAGCGCTGAAAGATGTTGCTCATTCAATGACCCCTGCTTGTGGGCAAGCCATAATTATTGGCTGTTCATAATTCATTATAAAAATTGAGATTTGAACCGTTTGCGCAGATGCGGCGTTTGCCATTTATGACGGAAACATGCCGAGCAGTAGAGCTTTAACTAAAGAAGGCTGGATCAGGTCGTATCAAGGCGAGATGTCGCCCAAAAATATGAACACCCCAGAAACAACAAAGCCCCTGCATTTCTGCAGGGGCCTCGTTTTGTATGGTGCCGGCACCAGGAGTCGAACCCGGGACCTACTGATTACAAGGCAGGTGCTTCAAACATACAAATCAATGGCTTACGCGATTTCTTGTTACGTGCAGATGCGCCAGAGCCCGCATAGATGGCGGGCTCTGGGACGCTTGTTACGTGGGTTTTGCTCAATCTGCGGAAGGGGAAACGGTCGGTATGCTGTGATCGTAGACGTCCATCATCTTCGCGTCTCGGTGGCCACTGGCTTCCTGCTTATCCGCTCGCGTGCCGACCGTATCAGTGATGCCGCGCCGTTTCAGATCGTGAAGGGCGAACCGCTGCTCAGGCGTGATGATGTCGTCGGCGATCGCCAAGGTGATGAAGCGTTGCCAGGCCGTATCCAGGCTTGACTTGCGAAGTGGGCCGCCATGGCTGGCGACGATGATGTTTCGTCGTGATGGCGCGATCGGTATCGCGGTTTTGCGTTTGGCCCACACTTTGGTGCGATAGGCCTTGGCATGGTCCCAAGCTTTGCGCAGGCGAGGCGTCCAGCGAACGATGTTGTCCCGGCTGCCTTTTCGGCGGTTGGTCAGAACTCCGCTCTCCAGCTCGTTCGCGTCGGTCAGGGTAACGACTTCGATTCCGCGCAGCCTGCAGAGGTAGGCCAGCTCCATGACGTAGCCGAGGTATTCGGGGCAGCCTCCTTTCTCGCCGCGTATCAGCAGGCCCCGAGCAATTGCCCGATCGATAAGTGTGTCCATGACCTGATGATTTGGTAGGCGGCGTTGCTTGCGTTCGACGGGGGCCTCGACGCCAAGCGCCGGGTTCACTTCCAGAAAGCCGCGGTTGCGGCCCCACTGCAGCACCCGGCGCAAGTAGCGAAGGGCGTGCGCGGCTTTTGAGGGAGTGCCTTCGTCTGCCAATCGATCAACAATTCGTTGCACCAGGGCAGAGGTGAATTTCTTCACCGCCAAATCACCTAGTGGCTTGCCCAGCTTGGTAGGTAAGGTCAGCAGGACGTCACGGGAGTAGCAGTAGTCGCTATGGGTTTTTGAGCTGAGCTTCTTGTAACGATCACTGTCATGGAATTGCTCGCACACATAGCGGAGCGTCCCCCGATCGACGTTCGACGCTTCATCCATGATCTGATGCAACTCAGCCAGCGAAACGTCCGCCGGCGCAATGTTGCGCCGGCGCTGCTTGCCTGCCTCGTCACGGTGGAGTGTGTACCAAACTCCCTCATTTCTTTGGTCAAAGTAAACGGCCGCTGGGAGAGCGGCCTGGTCAATGTGAGCGGGGATGTGCGGATTATGCGCCCGCTTCCGTGCTTTCCTCATAGGATGTCGGCTTCGTATCGCTCTGCTGCTGCGGGCTTCATACCTGCTGCTTGGTTGATGAGGTCCAGCGTTGTCCAAGGCCCGGTGCGGCCACGGAACAAGCGAACGCCCTGGTCAATCAGCGTTCTCTCGACGTCGGAGCGGCGCTGGTAGCCTGTGATGCGCTGCAGGTCTTCAAATATCAAGACGTTGCTCGACATGGTATTCCTCTGCGGTATTGCGCCCCAGGCAGTGTAGTACTTGCACTGGGGCATTGTTGTTAGAACGTCCTGGACGGCTTACTGGCTGACCGGTGGATTAGCGTGTATAGCGTTTTTCGCGGGCTGCTCGAGCAGCAAGTTTTTCTGCCATTAGCGAAGCCCATTCATCCGCCTTCCTTTGCTGAAGTAGCTTGGGTACGCGAAAGGCGGCGCAGCAGCTTGGCCGGGATCAACAGCTCAATGACCTCAAGGCGCTGTTGGCCGGAGGTTCGGCCGACACCAGCATGCGCGCGCGTCTGATCGGCCCGGGCGATGTCAATGAACTGCGCCGCTCGCTGCTCGAGGGCGAAGCACCGGGTCATGAGTGGGTGCTGTCTGCAGGCGTGCTGCTTGTGGGATCGCTGGAAGGCTTGAGCTTCGTGCGGGAGCTGGTCGGCCTATGACGCTATTACTCGACGGCGAGCAGGTCCTGGGCAAACGGATGAAGATCACCGCCAACCTGCGCATCGAAGCGGACGACATGTCCGGGCAAACCAGCAATACAGAAACCGCTCACAAAGGCTTCAAGCCAAAAACCCTGGCGGTGTCGCTGATGATTCCCTTCGTCGACGGGGTGCAGCTGCGCACGCTCATGCGCTTGGCCGAGGCCACGGCCGGCGGTGGCCAGCTCAAGATGTACCGGATCGTCAACGATACCGCCGCAGCGTTCGGTATCCGCGAGGTGCAGTTTTCGGATGGCGTCAGCGCCCGGGAAGATGACACGCTTGCCGCTTGGTTGGTCCAGTTCACACTGTCGGAAAAGGCTTCGAACCCCGAGAAGGTCGAGCAGCGACGCAAAGCGAACGGCGTCAGCGCGCAGTCGGCACCCGGCCAAGCGGTTGGCGGCGGGGCAAGCGGCGCCGGTGGTGGGGCGGGTAGTGAAGCCCAAGAGATGAGCGGCTTTGAGAAAACCCTCAAGAAGCTCGACGACTACTTGGCGCCGAAAACATGAAGCTGCATAAGGTTTTGACGATCGCTGGCCAAGTCTGCCCGCTGATCAAGGACGAAGTGCGGCTGGACATCAAAAGTCCCGGCCGGGCTACGTTTACGGTGCAGGCCGGCGAATCTTTGAAAGGGCTGGTGACGCTGGATATCGGCTACAACGAGCGCACGCTGCAGCGTCACTTCCTTGGCTACGTCGAACGGTCGACTGCCGCCAACAGCACGCAGCAGGTGGTTGCCTGCCGTGAACTGTCCTCGATCCTGGCCAACCCGTTACCGCTGAACCTGCGTCATGTCGATCTGCAGGCGGTGCTGGCCGAGATCAGCGAGAAAACCGGGCTGGGCTTCCGAGTTCCGGACAAGGCTTACGCCAAAGTCAAAGCGCCGTATTTCTACAGCCTGGCGGCGGGTTATCTGGCGATGGACAGTCTGGCCAGCGTCTTCAACATCCCCGATTTCATCTGGCAGCAGCAGGGCGACGGAGAAGTATTTGTGGGCAGTTGGGCCGACAGCTTCTTCGGTACCCGGGCTGCGCTGCAACTGCCCCTCGAACTGTTCGACGGCTACCAGAGCAATCAAAGTGCGATGATCGCGCCCCTTCCGGGGCTTCGACCAGGCGCAACCATCAACCAGGGCGAGCGGATCACCAGTGTGACCCTTGCCGGCAATCAAATGGCGATCAAATGGACGACGCAATAAAGCGCAGCGTAGCGCGCCAATTTCCTGAATTGAGCGGCGGCTACCACCTGCCGCGCTTTGGCCGCGTGGTTGCGGTACCGGATGCGCCGGCAGCGCCCGGGCTGTGCGACGACTTCCGGCCGCGCTTTGGCGTCGACGTCGAAGTGCTGCTGGCCGATGGCGAGCCTGATCCGGATCTGCCGATCCTCGAAGGCCTGCCATTGCCGGCGCCGATGGGCGGGCAAGAAGCGGGCATGTTTGGCTTTCCGGAGGAGGGCACAACGGTTGTGATCTGTTTCGCCTATGGCCTGCCGCACAAGCCGTTCATCACGCAGATCCTGCCGCACGGTCTGAGTCTGCCCCGAGTGCCGAAGGGCGACCAGGTGTGGCAGCACAGCGAGGCCTGCCAACAGCGCGTCGACGCGGACGGCAACTGGCTGCGCCAGACTGACGGCAAGATTCGGGACAAGGCGATCGAGCGCGAGGTGGAAGCCTTGGACAACACCGAGGCCTTTCAGAATCACACCAGGACAGTGGACGATCATTCGACCGAGTCAGTGGGTGGCATCAAGAAGATCGAAGCGCTGGGCGCGCTCAAGCTGATGTCGGGCGGATCCGCGAGCCTGGCGGCAGTCGATGACCTGCACCAAGCGACCGGCCGAGATCTGAACGTGGTAGTGGGTCAAAAGCACAACGCCACGGTTGGCGGGAATATGCATGAGCGGATCAAGGGGTTGCGTCAAAGTGTGGCCGACGTCAGTCAGCGGATGCAGGCGCCGAAAAGCTGGATCGGGTCCGAAGGTGTGAACCTGTTTCAGGTGGTATGCGACGTGCTTGATCTGCTGCAGCACATGAACGCACAGCTTGCTGCGCACACGCATGTGCCTGGGCCGTCGCCGAGTCCGACCGATGCGGCGGCATTCGCTTCTGATGCAGTAAAGGCCAGATCGCTTTCCGAGTCATTGAAAGCGGTGACCTTGGAGCAACTGACCTAAAGCAGCTGCAGAATTGCCACCGTCCCAAAGACGACTGTTGCCGCGATGAGCCCAACGACGCCATAGAATACAGGTCTGCCGATCCAAGGATGGCAGAGCATCAGTATGCCGAGATGGGTTTTTGGCTTGTTCTGATCCCAATCGGATTCAATAATTGACCCATTTTCGATAAACGGCTTCCAGTACGTTTCAATATGCTTATATTTTGGTTCGAAAAAATCACTGTGGCCATAATCAAAGTATCTATCTTTGACGTGCGGGTTTTGGAAGCCCTTTCGTCCAGAACTGCCATAGCCAACAGTAGTAAAGGTCGCCATGACTGGATAAAAGTCTTTCGTTCCGACATCGTTTATCACTGATTTCGGGGTCATGCCGCGCGTGTAAAGTCCCCATTGAAAATTAATAGGGATGATACAGCCGCAGAGAATTATTTTCTCAAATTGAATGTCCGTAGCGTTCGGTAGTATACGACTAAGTATGTAACTTCCAAAGCTGTGAGCAATTACAACGAACTTTGCTGAACGTTCCTGCCGCTGAGCATCACGTATATCTTGTTTGATCTTGTCTACTGGCGTCCCTCTGAATGGCAGGGCAAGCTGTAGAGGAGATACAACATCGTATCCCAAGCCAATAACGTTAGTGTGCGAGAGTGAGCCAACTTCTTTTTGTACTAATTGATGCCACGCGCCGTCTGTTTGAATTCCGTGTATCAACAAAACTACGGTCGCATTGGGACTGTCAGTAACGCCAGCTAGTTTGGCGTCCAGCATTCCATCAAATAATTCAAGATGTTCGCTAGGGATTTGTTTTCGCACTAACTTAATCTGGGCAACTCTCTTTTCGGGAAGAGTATTTTGCCAAGTATTATCGAATAACTCAAATACCTCAACCGATTTCATTGGTCACCAGTACATAAGAAGCTTCGATATTGTCCTGCGTCACTTCGACATCTATATCTCTATCTGGGTCTCTAATTACGTTCGGCAACTCAGCGTACGACGGAAATGTGATACCACTGCCTGACGGGAACCGAACCAAGACCTGCCGCCTAAATACTCTGCCTTCGATCAAAATTGCAACGAGCCCAGCCAAGCGTGATGTGCTTCCCGCTTGCAGGATTTCAAACATTCGAGAGGGATCAAGTCGCATATTACGCACAGCGTTACCCCTGCGAGACTCGAAGTCTCCCAGGTATGCTTCCATGCGACGCAATGCCTCTGCGTGCTGGGGGAAGTTATCAATTAAGGGAGATAACTTTTCCGCGAACATATGAGTATTCCTCTGCGGAGCAGGCAACTGGCACAGCGAACTCGTTTACTTCACCACCAATAAGCAAGTGAATTTCACGCTGTGGGCTCGTATCAGGTATCTTAACGTAAACATTCGTTCCCGTCACATGGCCATCGCTTGCTAAAAAGCTATCTAACGCTGCCATTGAACCGTCATCAGACGAAAGGTTGTCCTCTTGGGAGGAGGATGAAATTTGCATTACGGCACCAAGATCGTTTCTAGCGGTCGAATGGCTATATCTGATTTCATCAGCAAGTTTAACACGATCTTTTAATATCTTGGTTTTGGCATCGTTTAGCGAAACTGTAGCGAAGCCATCCAGTGGGATGAATTTTCGAACTTTTAAAAGTAACTCTCGCACGAGATTAGTATACTTTGACTGGTTGTCTTGTGATGCTATACGTAACTCTAAATTACCTTCGTGATTCAAGATTGCAATATTGACAGCTCGCTTGACGGTAAATTTATATTGTTTAGTTATAAGTCCCGCTGCTTCGTCGATATTCTCAGAATCGAAAGTTCGTGTAATTCTTTTTTCTACAACTTTAATAGTAAGGCTAGCGGGAATCAGATTCGGGTCTGGTTGATGCAGCCGAATATCTACAATCGTTGGATGATCTGGTAATTCGAGATCTAGTGGAGTCTCGAGCAGAGCTTCCACACCCTCTTCGCGGGCAATGCTTCTGATGCGATTAGGTGCCATCAACGCTTGTGCATGCGCTGGGGTACATTTGAACAGAAAGGTATGCTGTCGACCGAATTCCTCTACGCGTTGTAAGAGCGTCCGAAGATCAACAACTGAAAGCTGCCCAGCGTTAAGCGCCGGCTCAATACGCTTCTCATAAAGATCATCCCAGTTTGCGGCTGAAATTTTGACGCCCTTCGTGCGCAAAAAATTTTGCACAACCTTGAGGCTTGTAGCCTGTTTGAGCAGACGAAAAATTATGAGTGACAGTTGCTTGTCGGCGTCGCTTAGCACAAAAAACTCCCCAGTCGTCGGTCTACACACTTTGCATGAAGCGCATAAATAAAGATTCGAACGAGAGCCGAGGTAGGTTAAGCGTGGGATTCAAGCGTCCTAGCTACCATTTTTGTCCTTCGTTCCCTTGGTCCATTTTTCCTCATCCATCTCCGGTACACAACACAAATAAACACAAACGAACTCAGTCTTTTTTATCCTTCGTGGGGTAATCGCCCGAGATGGCAAGGGTGAGTTTCAAACGACTTTGTCCCCGGCCAGAAGGAGGACGCAATCCAAGCAAAGCCCTTGCCTAATAAAAAAACGGATGAAAAAGCACTTATCCCCCTCCCGCCGACGGGCTTTGTGTCCTTTTTTTGTGCAAATGCGGATGTAGTGCAAACGAAGCTGCAGCCCAGGCGGGCCGTGGGGCTCTGCAGGAGATCGGCCATTTCACAGAATGCAAAGTTTTGCAGGGAAGTGCAGTGCGGTTGCACGGCTACGCAAACGGCGCGCACGGAAGGGATAAAGCTCGAATGCCCGGTTTCATTGGGCGGAATCTTTTAAAACAGGGAATTCTGTGTGTTTTCAAAAACGCGCACGTTCTTTCTCAGGCGGTGATCTGCTGCGTGCAGGAGGAGGCAGAATCGCCTACAAGCCAAGCGGGGCAGGGCTTGTAGGTGGACCGCACCATTTCCAATGATTTCACGCCTCTTTAGCGTCAATCATTCGAATGTGAGGAAGGTTGTTCATGTTCTGAAGGCGAGTGAATTCCTTAGTCACTATCGGGATCAGCACGCGCTTCAAAGCATCACGCAACCTCACAGCCTGGTCTTCGTTCAGCTTCTTCACGGTTCCGGTCTGTCCGCTGGCACAACACACGTTGTCGGGGTGAATGTCCAAGTCGTCCATGGTGCCGTCGATATAGCCACGCAGGTATTCGCCGCGGTGGAACAGAATCGAGCTTTCGGGTGCTTCCTGATAATCCCAATGCACCTCCCAAGCCCCGCCGCGCTTGATTACTTCGATGATGGGTACTGCTGCTTGGGACGCTGTCTTAGGCATGGTTATTTTTCTCGAGCACTGCGCGCAGGGGCATTTTGAAGAATAGCCTCGGGGTGCCGGATTAAAGTTTATTTAGGTTGACCCCCAAATCCCTGTCAGATCATGGATAACTGTCAGCCAATCGTCTGGAGGCCCCGTATTTGCTGGGTTTCAGGTCTGACACTCGGGATGGATGTTTGTGTCAGTTTCGCCATCAAGAAAATAAAACCCTTATAAATCAATGGCTTGAGCAGTTGAAATCTGACACTGCTGTTCTGTCAGGTTTTGACAGGTCGCTGACACAGTTCTGACACCTACCGAAGTCGCTGAGAGGCTTGAATTAGAAGGGTTAGAGAGTAGTTAGATTAGAATCTGACAAAACTGACAGGCTTTCGAGGGGTCAACCTAAATTTTTTTCCGCCTCGTGTAACGTGGGTATCTGACGCGTGGACACTCACTGTAGGCTTTAAGAAATCGGGGCTCTGAGACTCGCCGACTCACCACACTCTCAACCTTCGTCTTTCGTCAACGGCAGCGCTGCATTCAGTCGCTCTATCAGCCAGGAGCATGAACCCCACATCATCGTGGCGTCTTCGTACCCCATCTCCCGATCTGACAAATGCACCGCGTCGTTGCGGACCTTCGACAGCTGTACAAAGGTTGTGTACATGAGAGGGTCTATTACTTGCTCATCAAGCAGCGTCCGCATTTTGACGAAGGGGCTGGTTTTCGCCGGAAACGCGACGCCTACCTCGTTGGTCAAGTTTTCTACGGCCGCTTCAACTTGAAGCCACGAATGCAGGATGGCACCGCGTGGGGATACCGCAGCAAGCTGAAGAGCAACAGGAATTGGCTGGGGAGCTTTTTCATCACTTGGAGGTAATTGAGGCTTGTCCGGAAGACTTTCCTGGACTGCCTTCAATTCTTCCGTGAGATCGACGTGAAGCTCGCCGTATTTGAAGCTGCGGATTTTGGGAATGAGCCCAAGAATGGGATTTTTAAGTAGGCAAACAACCGTAACAACTGCGGCCGGCCACGCGAGGGCGGACACCATCGCCGAAACAAACTGCATCCAATCCAT